GTCGTCAGATACAATGAGTTAGATGAATTAGTTTCATTGCAGTATGGAAAATTCCGTCTAAATAAGTAAAAACGCTGTGTCTAATGACAACAACTGCAGTCAGTGGAGTAAATACACTAAACGGTAATTTTTACAGAACACAAGTAACTGATAATGGGAATGGAATCTTTTCTTCCACACTCTTTAGGACGGATGCGCAAGGAAATAATGGAGTCCCTATTGCTGGATATGCTGCGGATCAAGATGGTCCAGTTAGAGAAATAAACACAACAAATGCAACTGCAGAAGAGCAGCAACTGTTGTCAAACCCAACCTCATCATTAAATCAAATCAGACAAAATCAAGTTAGGTCAACTGAGACAACTTTATTCGGTACAACAGGAGGAACTCCATCTCAACAATCTGGTCTAAGTCAAGCAGGTGGCGGTAGTGGAAATGCTGCATCAACATCAGAAACACCAGATGCTCAAGGCGGAAGTGTTCCGACACAAAATCCAAATCAACCCAAAACGGATTCAGAAGATGGAGGATTTTTAATCTATCCTCTTAAAATGCAATCAACTCAACAAGATAGAATTAAATTTACTGCAGTAGAATATCAACCCAGTGGAAATTTAGCCACGGGAACAATTGCCAACCAAAATAGACTAACCACTACCGGCAAAAAAATTATAGGTTCTGTTTTCTTACCAATTCAGGCAAGTATATCAGATTATAATAGTGTTGAATGGAGGGGTGAGGAATTAAATACACTTCAAAAAGGAGCAGTTAATCTTTCATCAAGTGCGATGAATGCAGAAACTGGCGAACAATTTGCAAGTGCATTTAAAGATGCAGGAAAAAAAGTTCTTGAGGGTATTAGTGCAAATAAAAATGAAGCAAAAGTTTATCTTGCAGGAGAAGCAGTTAGCATTCAAAATCTTATTTCAAGATTTGGAAGTGTACTAAATCCCAACTTAGAGTTATTATTCCTTGGTCCTCAAATAAGACCTTTTGAATTTAGATTTCAAATGTCCGCGAGAGAAAAAAAAGAAGGTGAAAATATCAAAAAGATAATCAAATTCTTTAAGAAAAATATGGCAGTTAAAAAAAGTGAGGGTAGTGCAATATTCTTAAAGGCACCCAATACATTCTTTATAGAATATAAGTACAATGGACCAGATGAAACTCATCCTGGTATTAATCTAATCAAAGAATGTGCTCTCTTATCTTGTTCTGTTGAGTATACGCCTCTTGGAACTTATATGACATACCCAGATGGTACTATGGTTTCTTATACAATGTCATTATCATTCCAAGAACTTGAGCCAATTTACGATGTAGATTACAACAATCACCCAATAGGATACTAAAATGACAAAACCATATTTCAGACAAGTACCAAACTTCGATTATGTCTCCAGAAATCCTGGAGAAACATATATCTCTGAGTATATCCCTGTTAAAAATTTATTCAAACGTGGAAAATTAAGGGAAGATATTTTTGGAAATCTTGCATTCTTTGAAAAGTATTCCATTATTGGTGATGAAAGACCTGATAATGTTGCTAATAAATTTTATGGAGATTCAACCCTAGATTGGGTTGTTCTTCTATCTAATAATATTTTAAACATACAATCAGAGTGGCCAATAGAACAAAATGCATTTGATAAATTTTTGCTAGAAAAATATGGTTCTTATGATAATCTTTATAATGTTCGCCATTATGAAACTACAGAAATTAAAAATTCATTAGGTATTACAGTCTTAGAAGGTGGTATTCAAGTTTCTCCAACATGGAAAAGCAATGGAAACTTTGTAGAATTTATCAATTCTCAGATTGCTGCTATTTCATCAGGCGATTCTGTAAACTCATCAACAACAGTAACCGTTTATATGTTAAATGGTATTCCCAATTTACAGGTTGGAAATCAAGTTGTTATTGCTGATGTTGTAGAAAATGAATATAATGGAGCTCAGATAGTCACAGAAATCTTATCATCAGATGCACTTGCATCAGGTGGAGGTGATATTGATAGTGTAACTGCATTTAGATACGAACTTCCAACTGCTCCAATTATTGCATCCCCAACTCTTTCAAGTCAAAAAAAAGAATCGGTTCTTTTTTATGTTTCTGAAAATTCAACTTTTGCAGGGAACTCTTACTATTATGAATACTGGGATCCTGGTCTCGGATATTCAAATCTAGTTCCTTCAATAAATTTTGTAAGAGAAGTTACGAACTATGAGTATGAAACTAATTTAAATGAATCAAAGAGAAATATTTTTATTTTAAAACCAAGATACTTAAATGTGATCTTTAATGATCTGGACGATATCATGCCATATAAAAGAGGTTCTCAGCAGTATGTATCTGAGAACCTCAAGCGTGGTGATAATATTAGACTTTATTCTTAAAGATAAGTGGAATACTTTTGGATATAATATTTCGATCTTCCAGTAGCATTTAAAGCATCTTTTACACAACCGTAAATAATTCCTTCAAATTCAATTCTTTTTGCTTTTGGATGTTTTGCTCCTAAGATTTCTGGTGCAGATTTTCCTTTATTCCAAGGTATTCTTCCTTTACAGGAATTGCTAATTTTTTCTCTAACTTCTAGTCTTTTTGTTGGATTTTTATCTCCTACAAGTCTTCCTTTTAATGTTAATCCTCTTTGAATATCTGCTTGTTTTCTTTTTTCTGTTATAGTTTTTGATTTACCTCGATTTGAGTTTGCAATTTTTACTTTATGTTCTTCGGTTAAAATCCTCCCTTTGAGTTTTTTACTTAACTTATTTTTAGTTTCCTCACTTATTTTTCTTCCTTTACAAACATCACTCAACTTTTTTCTTTGTTCCAAAGACATTTTTTTTCCTTTATTATGAGGAATCATACCTTTCCTACTAAATCCAGTAGAAGTTTGGTATGCTTTGTTAGCAAAATAAGGATTTTCTACTACTTTATAATATTCTTGTAAGATAATTTCATTAACATATGCCTCCTCTCTTGTAGCATAAGTTTTTAGAATTATCTTTTGAGTTGGTTTAAAACTTTTGTCCTTAAAAGAACCAAAATACTTTATATCTTTTTCTGGTAAGCACTTACAAGTTCTTGATCCAATATATCCTCTACCGTATTCCTCATAGGAATAATAGACATAATGATACTCTTTGAGTTTCATAACTGCTCTTAAATTGACTAGCGATATTATTTATATTAAAAAGGAGGAGATTTCTCTCCTCCAACCTTAAAGATGCTAGTCAATTAAGGCATCACTATTTATTCCGCCAATTTTTGAAAATACGCCATCGCATCATCTTCATCCTCATCTTCCTGGGTAATCTTGGGAAGTGAAGGTGTTTTAGATCGAGCATAAGATTGCTCTAATTCTTCTACGACACGATCTTGAACTGAAGGTGTTTGAGAAAAATCTTCAAGGTCATCCTCTTGCTCAATAACTGCACGGGAGCGGGAAGGTGAAGTAGTGCCACCCAAACCAAGAACATAGTTCATACGCTTTTCAAGTTCTTCATACGACTTAAATTGGTCGGGTGCAGTAATAGCAGTCAAAGAATACTCTTTCTTCCAAATTGCCTCCATAGCATCATCATCATCAAGTAGAGAACCTACACGATCAAATTCAGACTTATCGTAATTCCAATATCCATCTTTCTTTACGATTTTAATTTTGAAGTTGGCACCTTGCCAGAAATCAAAAGGATTGATTGGATCTTCATCATCAAACTCTGGTTGCATAGCATTTAGAATCTTATCAAAGATTTTCTTACCATACTTGAAGAGAAATACTTTTCCTTCATTTGCAGGATTTGCAGGATCTTTCACAACATAAACGTTGGAATAATAAGAAAGTTTGCGCTTTTGCTTACGGACAGTTTCTTTATCTTTCTCACTACCACTATTCCACAGTCCACGATTATACTCACTAATTGGATCTTTTTGACCCATAGTAGTCAAACTATTTTCAATATACCAACCACCAGGACCTTGGAATGCATGAGTATACATTTTTGCCCAAGGAAGTTCTTCGCCATCAGGGGCAGGCAGGAAGCGAATTACTGCAGAACCAACACCAGTTTTATCCATCTCTGGTTTCCAAAGACGATCATCAACACCACTCGAAGTGGTATTCATCTTCTCTACTTGCTTTACCAGTTTTTCCGTTAGAGAACCAAGAGAAGATTGCTTTTTAAGATTTTGAAATGACATTTGTACCTCGTATTAATAGGATTTGGCCTTTGTGTACTCCTTTATTTTACAGATCAGAACTTGTTTTGTCAATACGTTCTTTCATTGTTTCAAGCAATTGTGTCATGTTATTGAATATGACATTCATATCCACGTTAGCAGGAAGACCCATCATCTGGGCAGAATCTTTAATCCTTTCTTTCATCTGAATTGCTTCAGGATCATCAGAAAGTTTTAATCGAGTATAAAGGACTTGTTGCTTGTTCAAAAGTTTTTCTAAAAGAGAAACGTGAAATAATTTTTGCTCTTTACTCATATTAGGAAACTCGAAGACATTTTTATAAATGTCTTCTTGTAATGTTGAAATTTCACTCATCTCTGCACGGACAAGTTCGGAATCAAAAAAACTCATGTTCCTCCTACGATCTGTTTAAGTATTTTTTTGTAATGGAATACATCTATATGTAGGAAGGGAGAATATTTTTTTATCTTTAAACTTACAGTTTCCCATACAGGATCTTTTAGTTTTTTATCAAAGTTCTTTCTAAATAAAAAAATCTTATCATATATTACCATAGTTTCTATGCTAATATTACCAACTAAGAAATTTTTTAAAAGTAATGGATGTCCCTTAGAACAGTCAAATATTTCATTAAATTTATTTTCAAATAACTGTTGCGACTCTTCTTTAAACAAATAAGATAGAGATTGTACCCTTTTTTGCCAAGATGTATACTTGGACTCACCATCTTTAATCATTTCTCCAATCCACACTGTCTGTGGATCAGTACAAGAAACAAAATTTGCTACAAAAAAATTAACAACTTCTTTATCTTCTTTTTGTCTCGATAATTTTTCAAACCAAAATCTATCACGCCTTTTATAAAATGACTGAAGAGATGCACGACTCTTACCTTGATACTTGTGATAATCATAAGTATCTTTCGTAAAATGATTCTTCAGGGCAAGATATGTTTTATAAGTATCAAAAGGAGCCATTCAAAAAAAGTAATATATGGATTTTTTCCGGGAAAATTTTTGCCCCAAAAATGGATTTAAAAAACTAATCTGGCCCGAGAAGTTTTTTTCAAAAAGTTTAATTCCATAGCCTCGTATTTTATTTTTTCCTTTAATGGTTTAGAAATAAGTTTTGGAACGGACTCAACATCAATACTATTCTTTTCACAAAAGTGAATTATAGCATCAATATAACTCATGTCCTGATTATATTGAACAAGGTTTTCAATCTCTTGCGCAAACCGAGAAGGACAAAAAAACTTATTCTCTAGTGCTTTTTCTAATTCGTTCTCCATTTGACCCAATACAGTGATGTGCAATCTATTTCCTCAACTTTTGTTCAGTTTAAACTAAAATTAAAGTAAAGTCAAGTTGTTTTATCGTTTACAAATTTTTTAATATATTGAATGAGTAATCTAATGTACTTTGTTTTATTATATTCTTCGTATACTTCTACTTCTCCATTTTCACAAGTCATAATAATCACAAACTTTTTTACAGATAACCCAGTAAGTTCATGCAGCATACATGCATAAGCACAACACTGAACGAAATATCCATCAATCCAATCTCTTGGTTTAGGTTGTTTAGATGTCTTAAAATCAATTATCGCAAGTTCTCCATCAAATTCTGCAATGCAGTCAACTGTCCCTGCAATACCTAAGTATTGACTATAAAGAGAACCCTCAAGTGCGTGAATATTATTTATACGCTTAAGGGCAGGAATTGCAACTTGAAAAAGATGTTTTGAAATAGGAAGAACATCAGAGCTAAGATCAAGATTTTTTAAGTGTTGCTCAATGAGTGTATGTGCATCTGTTCCTCTGTTTGTTGCTCTACGAGTTATACGATCTGCTTCTTCATCACCGATTCTTTTTCTCCATGCGGCAAATTTTTCTCTGCTAAAATGACTGATTACCGATGTAATTGATACAAACTTTTGAAGTCCTTCTTTTCCAGGAACTTTATAATAACGAACTCCATCAATCATTTCCCTATCGAGAGAGGGAAGATTCAACTCAATATGATTAAACATTATAAATTCAATTCCATTTTAGCAACAAGATACTCTTTGCAGAGACCAGAACGAACAATATCTTCAATACCAAATTCAATCATGGACATTGAAGGCATTGCTCTCAAAATTCTCATAAAATCAACAATACCATTACGCTCATTAGTTTTTACAAGATCTGATTGGGTCGCATCACCACAGAACATGATTTTAGAATTTTCACCAACACGAGTAATGATACTATCAAGTTCGTGAAAGTTCAAGTTTTGAAATTCATCAACGATAATGATTGCATCATCCAAAGTAGTTCCACGAATAAAAGAAGTACTCCAAAAACTAATTGTACCTTGAGTTTTAAGATTTCCGTAAAGCATCTCAAATGCAGGATCGTCAGGCATTTGGAACATATATTTTACCATATTCTTGTAAGGAATCTGATAAAGAGAGGACTTGTCCTCATGATCTCCGGGAAGGAATCCAATTTCTCTTGTTGCAACAAGAGATCTTACCAGATAAATTTTTTCGTATGGTGTTTTTTCATCGAGAACATCACGAAGTGCATTATAAAGAGTAATAAAAGTTTTGCCAGTGCCAGCTGCACCATACGCAACAATATTTTGTTGAAGTTTATATTGCTTAAAAAGACTTTCTTGATTGTCAGTTAAAGGTTCAATTACCTTCATCAAATCGAGATTTATTGGTTTTTTGCGT